TTACCAAAAGCTGAGTTATAACTAGCAGTTGTATTGTTTCTTAAAGAACCATCTCCAACACCAGTATTATCTGCACCTGTAGTATTTGCTGTTAATGAAGCATTACCAATAGCTGTATTAGCACTTGCTGTTGTATTAGCGTCTAAAGCTAATCTTCCTACTGCTGTATTTTGAGCTCCTGTAGTGTTTGCTACCATAGCATCATATCCAACTGCTGTATTGTTACTAGCTGTGGTGTTTAATGCTAAAGCACCTGTTCCTACAGCAGTGTTACTTCCACCAGTTGTATTTGTAGTTAAAGATTGTTCACCTACAGATGTATTATTATTCCCTGTAGTTGTAGCATCTAATGCTAAAGCACCAACTGCTGTGTTTTTTGTTCCTGTAGTGTTTGCTCCTAAAGAGGCATATCCAACTGCTGTGTTATTATCACCAGTTGTATTGGCATCTAAAGAAAGTCCACCTATAGATGTATTTTCAGAACCTGTAGTGTTAGAACCTAAAGCATTTAAACCTATAGCTGTGTTGTTTGATGCTGTGGTGTTTGTTGTTAAAGCTGCATAACCAACTGATGTGTTGTTAGCTCCTGTAGTATTTGTAGTTAAAGCCTGATAACCAACGGCTGTATTATTAGCACCTGTTGAAACAACTCTAAGAGCTTGAGAACCTACACCAGTATTATTATCTGCTGTTGTCAATGCTGATAAACTAGCTCTACCAATACCTGTATTATGAGAACCTGTTGTCAGTGCATCTCCTGCATAAGCACCCATAATTGTATTATTATCGCCACTTGTTAGTGCATTAAACACTTCATAACCTAAACCTGTATTATCACTAGCAGTAGATAAAGTACCTGTATTAGCATCTTGACTGATTAAAATACCTTGTGCAAAGTTAGATATATTAGAAGATATACCTAGGCCATTGATTGTGCTTGAACCTGTAATAGCTCCGTCTACTTGTAGTGTAGAAGCCATATCTACAGCACCATCTATATCTACAATATCTAAATTAGTTGTACCATCTACGTCTATATCACCTGAGATGTCTAGTGAGGTAGCTGTTAAAACTCCAGTTACGCCTAAAGTACCACCAACAGTCATATCGTCAGTTACGGTTAAATCGTCTTGTACTTTTAGATCTACTACGCTTAGACTAGCGAAAGCATCAACAAATGCTGCTCCACTTCCTGCTCCGTCTGAATAAACTGCTTTAGTATCTCCTGCAGGAATAGTGATGTTGGCTCCACTACCTTGGGAAATGATTATATTTTGAGAACCGCTAGTTGCATTTTCAATAAACCACATTTTACTAACGGTGTTAGGGCCAATAGTAATAGTACAAGCTGAGTCTAAAGTACCTGTATATTTAAGGTACATAGACCTGCCTGGGTCCGTTGCTCCGTCAGCTATAGTTGTTGCGTGTGTATCAGCGTTAGTTGTTATTGCTTCAGTACCATAACTAAAGGCTTCGCCTATTAATTCTAAATTTGTATTAGTAGTAGTACCCCAAGTTCCAGCTCCGTCACCTGTTGCTAACTCGTTAAGTCTTAAGTCATTTACGTATGTGCTTGCCATTTTTATTCCTCGTAAAAATTATATAGTATTTATGCAGCAACTTCATCCCAATCTGGAGATTGTGTATCTGATACTGTAGTATAAGACGGACTCTGACTTTCATCAACTGGTGAGTATGATGGTGTCTGGTCTTCATCTACAAGACCCCAAACCAATACATCCCCAACAAATCCTGTCATAGCATTTAATTCTGGAACTATATTTGCTTTAGCATTTACCGTTAAGCTTCCAACAGATCCAGTTGCTGCAATTCCGTCAACATGCACGCTGTTGACCAATATAAAGGTTGGTGTCCCTACAGCACTTGATGCCGCCAGTCCTGATACTGATATGTTGTTATTAGTAACTAAAGATGTGGTTCCAAGCGCAGATGTGCTTTCAAAACCTGTTACGGATATATTGTTAACCGTTGAAAGCGTTGCTGTTCCAAGAGCTGATGTAGCTGCTAAGCCAGTAACGGATATATTGTTAACTGATGTTGTGGTTGCTGTACCTAGCAAACTTGCCGCTAAAACACCTGAAACAGGTACATTAGCTTCAGCTTGAATAGTTACGCTTAAAGATCCTAAAGTAGCTGTTACACCACCTACAGAAGCTATAGCTTGGGCATTTACTGCCGCAACGGGAGTTCCAGTTGTACCTGCAGCGGGTGCAGTCGGCTCGACTGGTATTGAGCCTTCACCAAAACCTAACTGGCCCCAGGTACCTCGACCCCAACCGTTTAGGAAATCAGCCATTTTAGGCTATACGTATAATTGCCGTAGACGCTGCTTTTGCTGGAAATACTACTGTAAAATCACCTGCGGTAGAAGTTTTGTCCCCACCAAAGTCTATAGTTGCTACTGATTTATCACCGTTTGTATCGTTATAAATCATACAGCCTCTTGCTGTAATTGTAGCTGTACTAAAGGTTAGATCATTAAAGTCTGTTACTGCTGTAGTACCTGTAGCAGATGGCGTTACGTTTGTTAACGCAGAACCTCCTGAAGTATAGTTAGTACCACTAGCTTGTCCAGTCGTAGTAAAAGCAGTAGTAGTAGCTCCTAGAGTAGCTGAACTTGTATACAAGGCCAGTTTAAAACTATTACCACTTGAATTAGTAAAGTTATGAGTTCCAGTTAAAAGCTCTACTTTAAAGCTTGTTGTCAGAGTAGATGTTATTGCCATATTAAATACCTTTAATTATTTTTGCTAAATCCTCGCTACCTTGACCAGATAAATCTTGAATTAAAGTAGCCTTATAAGATTTTAAAGCATTTTTAATATATATCAAACATACTTTGTATATTAGTTCCTGGTAGGCTCTTGCTTGCGCCTTAACATGCTCTTCATTGTCATCTGAAATACCTACTATTTTTTCTGTTAATTGCTTTGCCCAAAACTCAGGAGGATGACCTCCAAACTTAGTAGTAGCAACCTCAACCATACCTAATTCAGGCACTCCATCTGGTGTAATTTTAATTACCATTTGTTAGGCTCCACAGGATCATTCTTTTTTAAATGACTGTCATTTCTATCTATTAAAACTGGTTCAAACGCTTTTTCTGGCTCTTGGTTTTTCATAACCTCACTACGTTTCATACTTTGTAAATTACCCTCATCGTCAGACAAAACGATTAAAGGGTCGTCTAAACGATGATAACCGTATAGCTTTTCTTCTGCTGGAACTGCAGCATCAAGCAAATAACTTGATTGAGCTACCTCCACCTTCATACCATCACTCATACATTTGCTTAACCAAAATTCAGTACAAGCTCTTCCAGCCTCTGCAAAATATAAATTACCTTTATAACCAAAATCCACCCCAAATATTTGTAAGTGGCCAACTTTATTGTATAAAGCAAACGCTATTGCATAAGCAACTGTATTGTTAATATAGTGACATCCCCATTCTCTTAATACTTCGTTTATTGGGTATTCAACTAGACCAGGACATCTTTCGTCTAGTTCACATGTATATATAGGTCCTTGATGTTTTTTTAATACTTTAGCCATACTATTAGTTTGGCCTCCTGCATCATCTGTATCTAAAAACCTAGATGCAGGGTCCATCATAAAGACTCTATCGTGGTATATAACGTCAGAAACTGCGTTTATTGCCCAAATTTCATCAAATTCTGCGCCATGTGATTTTGCCATACAGTAGTCAAACCAACTCCTGCCCATGCCAACAATGGCTACATTTTTCCCTTCAAGTTCCTTGATTGGATTCATACTTATCTCCTTTTGTTAAGTTAACTTACTTGCGAGCGGAGTGAGTCATAGCGGTATTCATCTCGTCTACCTCTTGCCTCGGCTCGTTCTTTTATTCTTGTTATTTCCTGCGCGAATCTATTTTCATAATTTGCTAATAAATCTGGCTCACCTTTCATAAAAGTATGGCCTTCAATTAAAGATGCATATAATAAAGCATCCCTAGCATTAACAGATAACCAGGTCCCTGATGTATCTGAAACTAAACTTGTTGGTTTGTATAAGTAGTGTAATTCTACTGTGTAGTTTGCATCTGGTACTGGAGCTAGCGCTATTGTTGAACCAGAACTAGAAGATGTTGAATATGCTTTATCATAGTCCGCATAATACTTTGGCAATCCTCTTAGAGAAACATCGCTTAAATCTGGAGTGTACTCTTGCATAAAACTTGGGTGTTTCTTTAATAAAAAATGATAATCGTTTGTTGTTGAGTCTATGACTGCTAATGAAAAAGTAAGGAGAAAATCATTGGGAGCTGTTAAAAATCTATTCCCTGCCGTTACTGTACCTTGAACATTTTTACGAAATACATCTTCTTGAACTAAGTTAAATATTCTATCTTCTGCATTTTTTACAAAATCAGCTATTGTTGAAACAAAAGTGGATTCATCGTTATTAAGATAGTTTTGAATTAATGTGCTTAGCTCTGAATAAGTCATACTGTAATTGTAACCTCTCCTAAAGATGCTGTCATTCTATAACCAGGTATAGGACTACCAATTATATTATCATTATTACTTAATATGTAGCCTTCGCCAACTTCTACATCATTATTTGGTCTAGGCTCGTATAAGGCCTCTGGATCTGATATAGCTGGTTTAGGTTCTAATTGAGGGTGTTTAGTTTCAAAACAATCTGGACAAGTTTTTAAATTATTCCATTCTTTTTTAAGATCTAATAACTTATACTCAAAACCACATCTATCACATAAAGCTCTTGCAAATTTTGCTGAAGCGTAAGCCATTAGCTAATATAAGGCCTAATTCTAAATGAAGCCCTATCCTCGTCTGTTGATGAAGCTCTTTCAAACTCTTCTTCGTACATTTGTTTTAACATGCCTGATTTTTCTGGAGCTTTTTTTACTGAAATGTAATAAGCCAAACCAGCTGCAAAACAAGGATAAAATCTAAAAGGCATATCCATAGTATTAATTGCAGTATCAGCATCATCCATTCTTACCAGCTTATTAAATACTAGTACATCTGTAGAATTTTCTGGAGCTGGCCATATTTTTAAAACTGGTGCATTTTGTTTGTCTAAGAAAAACTGGCTAGGTCTTCCTGTTGTTGCTTTAACTGGAATATTAAGATATTCACTACGACTTAATCTTCTCATAGATAAATCAGTCGTTACGCTTCCATCCGTTCTTCTAAGGTTACAATCTAATATATCTATTACATTAGAGTTTAAGGTATAGGTTAAAGTATTTTCAGTAACAGTTTGAGTAGCCTCTTCTATAGTCCATTGGTTTAAACCCCTATTAGCCCATTCAGCTAACATAAGGTTAATAGATCTTTTTGCACTTACCAAATCATAACCAGTACGTAATTCAAGGCCACATCTTTCAAAAGCCTCTTCAACAAACTCAGTTACGTTTGGTTCAAAATTTGTACTATCAGATGTTGCCATAATTAATCTTCCTCTGGAGCATATAGGTTATCAAAAACCTGGTTTACATCTAAAGTATAATCTAAATCAGACTTGCTGTAATGAATATGTTGAGAAGGTTTAAAATCTGGAGCGCCCTCTCCTAGCTCAAATTGAGCAGGTCTTGTTACTCTTACCCTGTTATTTGGTAAAGCTACTATATTACCTGTCCATTTTCCTGCGTCTAATAATTCAAGAACATGATTCTGTTTATGTTGAGCAGGATCATCAGATGTATCAGACTCTGTATAATCTACAGTAAAATAATATTTTGCAGGGTAGAATTTACCATCAATTTTAGCCATCCAAGGACATGGGGAGCAGTTTTCTAATACATATATACTATGTGTACGAGATGCACAATCCCAAGGTTGTGCTGCCCAGACTTCCATAGGTTCAGCCCATTCTTCAAAAGGAGTATCTCCAACAAGAGCTGTTATAGGCATTCTTGCCCACATAGCTCCACCATGAACATTGGGTTCATCTGTATCGTAAGTTTCTGCACCAGTAAAAATTACTTGGAATGATAGACAACGTTTTTGAATTGTTGTAACGCCAATAACCATAGCGTGTAAAAACTCACCATGATATTTTTCGTGATTATGTGTATATTCTTTTCTTACCCAACACTTGAAATAAGGAATGCTGCTTTGTAAATAAGCCATTTTAAGAACCTTTTACTTTTCCGCCTCTTTTATATCCTTTGGTTTTCATTACTCCACCTGTTGCCATGCCTTTAGGTTTTGCAACTCCACCAGTAGCGTATCCTTTGGTTTTCATAACTCCGCCACCCTTCATACCTTTTCTTTTTTTTCCGCCTGTAGCGTAGCTTTTAGTTCTTTTAAACATTATATTCTCCTAACTCATTGTAGTTACTTTTCTACGGTTGTTCATAACTTTACCACAGCCTTTAGCTATAAAACCACCATTTTTCTTTTTGACTCTGCCATCTTCCCAGCTAATTGCTTTTGGTCCCTTTTTTTTATTTTTATTATCATTGCATTGAGCTAGAGTTGGTCTGCAAGCTGGATATTTTTTTCTTTTTTCGCCTTTTTTTCTACCGCAAGGACCTTTTGTATTGCAGTCAATCCAGCCTTTACCATCATTTTTGTTGTACCAATCTCTTAAAGTTTCTTCAGCCATTATCCTAATTTAGTTTGTTTACGTTTGCCTGGAAGCATGTTGTTAAAGCCTCTGGCGTTAACAAAAGTTACTTCGCCTCCGCAAGCTTTTTTAACCTTACTTTTGTTGCCCCAGTTAGCTGCGCCAACTTTTCTGCACTTAACCAAAGCTCCGCTTGCATAAGCAGATGGCCAAACATCATATCTGGCCTTTACTTTATGGTAACAAGCGTCTTTTTTTGTTTTCTTTTTAGCCACTTAACAATCCCAGTCTCTTCTAGCCCAATAGTTAGCACTACATCTATCACTTTTTATTCCGCTACTTCTAGCGCAATATGATTTTTTTCTTGATGCGGTATCTTTATGCATACCCATTTTTTTATCGCCAAAGGTAATTCTTTTAACTCTACTGCTTTCGCTACTACAGTTTTTAACAAAAACTTCTTTTCGTTTTTTACCATATCCAGGACTACCTTTTGGGATAGCCCTGGGTTTGTTAAGAGTTACTGTTTTACCTTTGTATTCAGCCATTATAAAAATTAATCAAAATCTTTATAAACGGTAAGAACTATTACATACGAATAGCCGTCAGAATGTCCAGTAGTAGTCAGCATAATATCGCCAGTTTTTCCACTAGCTGCAGCTGTATTTCTAATTCCTCCAAATTCTGTAAAATCTTCTGAATCAGTATAATCTGAATTTAGATCCCAACAGATAGTATCTGTAGTTGCATCCCATAAAAGTTTTACACTCATTCCAAAAGTAGAATATACAATTTTTGCTAAACGTACGCCCGTACATGCCTGGCCTGTAGAGCTATCACTTAAAGCGCTAACATCTACTTTTTTAACTGCTGCCTCGCCTGTACCATCGGATGTATTCGTTAACTGAATAATAGCGACTCTATCGCTATCCATCAATGTTGTTGAGGTTACTGCGTCTGCCATAAATTACTCCTTACGCGTCAGCAAATGGAGTTACTACAGTACCAGAAGCTAATACTATACCTTCTACTGCGTACTTAGCTGAACCAATAGCGGTTACTTTAATAATAGTTCCAGCTATACCACCTTTAGTAGTACCATTTAAAGTAATAACGTCATTACTAGCACCTGAAAAGAATGTTTTACCTGCTGCATCACTTTTACCCATATATAGTCCACCAACGAATTTATCTGTTCCGTCAGTTTTAATATCTAAGTCTGTAGCTGCTGTTTCAATTACAAAAGTAAATGAAGCACCTAAGTTATTAGTTTGGTTAGGATCATCGTTGCTTCCTGGGGCTGTAGCAACAATAGTTGGTAAAGTAAACTTACCATCTGCATCGTTACAAGTTAAAATTTTACCAGCGTGTGAGTTTACGCTTAGTGTTGTATCTGCAGTTAAACTAACTACGTTAGCGTTACCTGCTGAAATAAATCCTGCTAGTGACTGGATAGGACCAGAGAATGTTGATTTTGCCATAATTTCCTCCTGGGAAATAAGTTCTACTGTCTTGGCTTGTCTGCTAGGTCAGTCTGTAGAACAAGTTAATAAATCCTAGTCTTTTGATTGTATATTAGTTTTAGTCAAAAAAAAAGGGAGCCGAAACTCCCTTTAGACAATCAATTAAGATTATGCTCCTTGAGATGCGAACACAGCTCTCCAGTTGGAGTAACCGAAGGAATATCTTTCTCTAGCTTTGTAACGCATGTTACCAGTATCGAAATCACCTTCTAGTGATGTTTGCATAGGGCTTCTCTCAAAATGTTTGAATCCATCAGGACAATCTGTCTTTAGGAACCAAGCATCAGTATCTGTTAGATAGTTATTAACAACATATCCTTCAGGTACCATACCCATATTTTTAATAGCATTAATGTCATTGTCAGAAGTACCAACTCTACCAGGAGTTTGTAATAATCTGTCAGCAACAAATTGTAATGCTGGTGGAACAATAAGCTTTCTGCCTTGTAAAGCAATTGTCAAATTTCTGTCATCAACTAAAGTTGAAACATTAATAAGAGCATCTTCTAATGAAGTCTCATTCAAGTCAGCATAAGCTGTTGGTCTATTACTAGCAGTACCACCGCCACCTAGAGGGTGAGCATTTGATACTAAAGCAACACCATCACCACCAGTATAACTGCTGCTAAAAGCGTTATTAAGAACAGAAGCTGCCTTAATTTGCTTTGTGTTTGCCATAGATCTAGCTAAAGCTTTTGTATATCTTGAGCCAAGTCTATCGTATAAGTTATCTTCAACCGCTTCTTCAGTTAGAGAGAAAGCTAAAGCAACTGTTTCGTGAGCATAACGTGCAGTAAAACCTTCAGTAGCATTGTCATATTCGACAGCGTTACCTTCGCCTTTTACTGATGCGTTACCAAATCCCACGATCATTACTTCTTCTTCAAAAGCTCTGTCTGATGACTCAGTTTCAAATATTTCAGTATGTTGATTATCATACCTAGCATATTCCATTCCGAACAAGGCGTTTAATCCTGGTTCTAATTCTTTCGCTAATTGCGCTCTATTTATAGCCATTATTATACTCCCGCAGCTGTTCTGTTAAAATGCTCGGCAATTCTGACGATAAAGTTAACATTGGTTGAT